CCGGCTTGCTTCGCTACCTCGAGCTCGTTCACGAACTGCTGCTGCTGGCGGTCCTGCGCCGAGACCTGCCGCTGCGCCTCCAGCCCCTCGGAAGTGTATTGGCTCGCCTGCGCGCCGCGGAGGCCGGCGGCAAGGCCCTGGCCTGGGGTGTCGAACGTGCCGGTCGACAGCAGCCCGGTGGCGAAACTCATCAGCGAGCGCCGCCCAGCCGCCTCGCGCTGTTCCTTGGTCAGATCGACATCAGCCGGTGCGCCACCGCCCAGGTGCTCGCCCAGGATACCGGCCCACGAGGTCGGTTTGTTCGCGTCGGTGTCCACCGGCGCCACGCGTGCCGGCGGCTGGTTGCCCTGGGCCTGCAACCGCGCCAGCATCGCATTGATGGCATCCGCGTTCGCGGCGGCCGGTGCCGGCGGCGGTGTAGTGTCGGTGTCGGTGTCGGTGTCGGCCATGCTTTACATCCCCAAAAGGCCGCGCCCGCCGCCGCCGCCGGTACCGGGCGGCCCGTATTGCCCACGCTGCTGCATCAGCAACTGCAGCAGGGTGCCGAGCGTGCTTTGGCCGCGGAACGCTTGCGACTGCGCAGATCGGGGGATGAGATCAAGCCGCGCCTGCACCGGTGCCGGCTGGTGTGCCTGGTCTTTCCCGGCTGCCCCGAGTTTGCCCAGCGCATCGGCGAGTTTCTGGGTGAGTGGCTTTGGGGGTGGAGGGAGGCCGGACCCTGACCCTGCGCCCCAGCCGCCGGCGGGCGCGTTGGAGTCAATGGTGTTGCCAGCGTACGGGTCGCCGAACGCCGGAACATTCGGGTCCGCCCTGGCGTCTGCGGCCAACTGGTCGGGCGGCACATCAGGCGTTGCTGGCAACGTGTTGCCCGCGTACGGGTCGTTGGGGTCGAACCCGCCGCTGCCGCCGCTTAACAGGTCATCGAGCCATGACATCAGATCATCTCCCCAACAGGCCGCCGCCGCCCATGCCGGGCGGGCCGTATTGCCCGCGCTGCTGCATCAGCTGTTGCAACAGCTCGCCGAGCGAGTTCTGGCCGCCGCCGCCGCCGCGGTACACCTGCGACTGCGGGATGCCGCCCTGCTGCGACTGCTGGCCGCCGCCCGGCGGTGCCGTGGCCGGCTGGTGCGCCATGCCTTTCCCCACCTGGCTGAGCTTGCCAAGCGCATCGCCAAGGCTCTTGGTGAATGACCCGCCGGCACCGGCGGCACCGGCGCTGCTGCTGGCGCCACCCTTGCCGCCGCCGCCTGGAGCACCAGCGGGCGCCCCGAATGGCAGGTCGCCGCCAATGGCGCCAGCACCGGCCGCCGTAGTGCCAAGGTCAGCGGCAGCGCTGCCAAGGCCAGCCGCCCCAGCGTCGGCGGCAGCACCACCAAGGGCCGCGGCACCAGCACCAGCGGCTTCAGTGCCGCCGAGCGCTGCCAATATCTCGGGGATCGAGTCTGCCATGTCAGAACCCCACCAATAGGCCGGCAGCCAACCCGACGTCCTGCAGGATCTGGGTTCCCTGGCTCGGAGTGTTCACCGCCTTCTGGTTTGCCATGTTGAACCCCGACGTGTTCGTGGTGCTGCCGTATGGAATGCCGCCCAGCGTCGCCAGCAATTCTTCCTGCTGCTGTAGCGGATATTGCCGCTGCTCCAGGAACTGGCCGTATTGCGAGTTGAGCAGGTTCTGCTGCTGCTGCTGCTGTGCCGCGCCGCTGGCCTGCAATGCCGCCGTCGCCTGTTGGTCCGCGGTCATCTGCGAAGTGGCGAGGCCGGGGAGCTGCTGCGCCGCCGAGGTGCCGAGCCCCAGGTTGGTGTTGGCGATGCCCTGCGCGCCTTGCTGCGACGCGCCGTAGCCGCTGCCCAGCAGTCCGGTCAGCGTGTTGGCCGCGCCGTAGCCCTGCGCACCGCCTTGCAACGCCACATTCGTTGCCGGGTTCAGCGCCGATTGCCAGCCCTGATTGAGCAGGTTGCCGACCATGGTGCCGGCGCCGACCGCGGCCTGCGACTGTGCGACGCCTTCCTGCACGCCCTGCCGTGAGCCGCCGAACGCACCGGCCTGGTTCGCGCCCGCGCCGATCTGCTGGAGGTTCTGCTGCAGCTGCTGCCGGCCCACCTGCAACGCCGGGTCGATCACCGCCTGCGAGAACGGCGACATGATCTGCAGCGCGTTGCTCGTGACCTGTCCAGCGGTCGCCGGTCCTTGGCTCATGTAGCCGCCCAGCAGTCCGGCCGCCGGATTGACCACGCCTTGCTGGTAGTTGCCATAGAGCTGATTGGTGAGCGCGTTGATCTGGTCTGGCGTCTGCGATTGCAGGTTGCCGAGCACGCCGCCCCATTGCCCGGACGCGGCGTTGTATGCCGGATCAACCTGGCCCTGCAGATTGCGCACCTGCCCATACGCCTGCTGCGTGTCGGCTGGTGTGCCGGCGACCAGCTGGCCGGTGTAGGGCTGGTATGGCTGCGCCGCCAGCGCCTGGCCGGACGCCAGCGCCTGCTGCGATGCCTGATCCACCCAGGACGGCAACTGTGTGCTCGAGGTGCCCTGCGAGTAGCCGGTGCCGGAGGTTTCGGTCGAGCCGCCCTTGCCACCGCCGCCCTTACGCAGACCGGCAAAGCTCAGGTGGTCGGGTTGCCCGGCATCGTTCCACCTCAACATGACACGAGCCTTTTGTAAAAGTTGACGTGGCCCGGCCGCTCGCCCCAGCCGAGCGGTTCCAACGCCCGGCCCCAGCCGCGCCGCCCGCACGCCGTCGCCAGCGTACAGCCCTGCTCGTTCGCCCACAGGTTGATGTCGGGTTCGAGTGCCAGGCAGTCATTCAAAACCCCGGAGACCAGCCAGTAATGCACCGCCTTGGCCAGCGGATACTCGTGCAACTCGGTAACAATACAGCCGTCGCCGTGCTCCCAGAATTGCGCCCGATGATCCTTGATGCGCTCCACCACGTCGGTCAGGCGATGCGTCGGGCCGGCGAGATCGATCGCCTTCTGCAACCGCCGCAGCTTTTCCTCGCTGGGCAGGCTCATAGCCTCACCGGGTCGAGCAGCGACACCGCGCTCACCTGCACATTACGCAGCGATGCGGTGCTCGTGCCGGACGATTGCAACGCAACCCCGATCCAGTAGGTCTGGCCGGGCGTCATGCCGGTGATGATCGCGTTCTGCGAGAACGGTCCGAAATCGCCGCCGCCGCTGGTGGCGACGTAGACCACCGGCTCGCCGATCGGCGTTCCGGTATCCGGTGCGCCGTTCACCGGCGGCGTGCCGGTGCCGTAGCGCAGCGCCGCGGTCGAGGTGCCACCGTTGACGGAATTGGCAATCTGGCCGCTGACAATCACCTGCGCGCGGGTGTTGGTCAGCGTCGCGAACGTGACCGATATGCCCATCATCACATACACGCTGGAGGTGGTGCCGGCCGGGCTGCCGGCGCCGACTGTGGCCGCCACCTGCTGGCGCTGTGCCAGCACGCTGATGTCGACGCGGCACTGCGAGATCCACGCCGCGAGCATCGTCAGCCGCTGGTCGAGGTCGCCGCTGTAGGGCGCAATGAGTGGCGCGGGCGGGCGGGCCATCAGCGCTTCCCCGCGCCTTGCATGAGAATGCGCGTCCGGCCGACGGTAAAATCGGCATCGACCAGCGCCTCCAGCCGCATCGCCGCGGTACGGCCCGACCAACGCATGTCGACCAACCCGTTGTGCACCACCTGGAACAACCCGGTGTCGAACTCGGACGCCTCGTCGTAGGGCTGCTCCCGCACGATGAACCGCCAGCCGAGCATGTCATCGACCGCGCAGGCGGCATCGACCACGAGTTGCGTCACCGCGAACCGGCTATCGCCCTCGCCGGCAACGATGTTGCCCGACTGCGCATAGACATTTCCAATCGGCCCGCGCGGCGTGCCGTTGTCGCTGTATCCATACTCGTGCAGGAACAACGCGCCACCGCTGCCGAGCGGGCCGCCGAGCACCGGGAAATCCATAGTGCCGACCGGATCGGCAGCGGTGCGGGTGCGCATGCCGATCGTCCACGGCTTGGCAGGATCGCCGAAGTTCATCGCGACGTAGCGGTTGCACTCCTGGCTGCCTTCGTCCGGCCAGTCCCACCACATCTCGGAGAACGTCGGATTGGGCGAGCCGAACAGCCGCCCGACAAAGGGGCGATTGAGCAGCGAAAAGAACCAGTCTCCGACATCGCATGCCACCGGTGCCACGCTGCCAGCCCAGGCCCAGAAGTTCTGCAACCCAGGCCACATCACCATGCTGCCGATCGCCACCGGGGCGCGCAGCGAGGCCAGCCCGCAGCCCGATGCAATCTGCACGATGCCATAGGCATACGGCGGCCCGACATAGGTCATCATGTGCAGGTCGTTGGCGGTCCAGATCAGGATGCCCTGCGATACCTTCACCGCGGCCATCGCGTAGGACTGCGTTTGCAGCGTCTTTGAGCCGGCGAGGTTGGTCACGTCCGGCGCCCAGACGTTGTAGTTCTCCTGGTCCGACCACGCGATCATGCGCGGATCGCCACCGGCAGCGAGCAGCACCACCTGACGCTGATCGGTAACGACGACGCCGCGGTTGCTCACTGGCGCCGCCGTGACGATCGCCGGCAATGTCGCGGGTGTGGTGGGCGACCAGTGGAACAGATGCCCGTCCTGGGTCGGCACGATCAGCAAGTCTTGGCCGAACGTGTCGAGGCTCCAGCGATCGCCCTGATGCGCGCTCACATCCTGCGGGCCGATGTTCGCGGCGTCGCGCTGGGTGCCGTAGGTGTCGGTGCCGTAGTTGGCGAGGCCATAGCCGATCTGCGGGCCGGGCGGATCGAGCGCGCCAACACCGGTCGGCGTGATGTCGTACAGCACCTGAGTATCGAATCTAAACGCGAACAGGTGGGTGTCGGTGCCGATCGCGGCCCAGCGCACGTGGCTGTTGTCGTGCCAGGTCAGCACATCGCGCGGCAGGGTTGCGGTGACCGCGTTCGGCAGCGCGACGTTGCCGCCGACCGGCTGGATCTGGCCCTGCCGGAACCGGATGTTCTGCGCGTCGAACCAGCGGCCTGGCGTCGCCTCCGCGGTGCCGTTGCGGACCACGCCGGGCGGCGGTGCCTGGGCGACGCGGGGCATGTTAGCGCTGCCTCGGCAGCATCCGCATGCCGCCGCGCAGCGGTGCCGACCGCAGCATCGCGGGTGCCGGAGCAGCCAGCAGCGCGGTCGACGCCTGCACGCCGGCATAGATGATCTTGTAGCAGGCGAGCACCGGATTGATGATCGACAGCAGCGTGCCGGAACCCGCCAGCGTCATGGTGTGGTTGTGCGAGCCGTCCGGGTTGATGCCGAGTTGCAGGTTGCCGCTGTAGCCGATGTTGTGGGCGTGCGCGCCGGCGGTGCTGAGGTTGTGGGCGTGGGCGCCTTGCGTGTCGGTGCTGATGTTGTGCGCGTGCAGCCCTTGGACATCGGTGACGACGTTGGAACTGCCGAACACCGAAGACATCACCGAGAACGAGCCCGACGCGACGCCGGTGCCGTTGGCTGCCGGGATGGTGACGTTGTGCTGGTGGCTGCCCTGGGCGTCGGTGCTGCCGCCATGAACGTGGCTGCCTTGCACGTCCTCGGTGTGGCTGTGGGCGCCTTGGACATCCATGGCGTGCAGATGGTTGCCGCCGGCTGCGGTGGCGCCGCCGTGGCTGTGCGCGGCGACGGTGTTGGTGGTGAGTGCCAGCGCCGGCAGGTTGGCCAGGGCGATCGAGCGCGAGATGGCACCGGATTTCTGCGCGAAGGTGTAGGCGACGGTGTTGCCGTTCTCGTCGATCGTGGTGCCGGCCGCGACCGTGGTGCGGCCCGGCGTCGGCGGCAGCGCGAAATTGGTGCTGCCATCGCCGGCGCCAAAGAACGTGCCGATGACGGCGAACAGCGCCGAATAGGTGGTGCGGGAGACCAGCCTGCCGTCGGCGATCAGCCACCCGGACGGCGCGGTGGTGCCGGCAAAGTCCACCATGACGCCGATCGGCATCGCCTGGAATAGCGCCGTGTCGATGGTGTCGAGGTCGGCGTTCAGCTTCGCGCCCCAGGAGTCTCTGCTGGCACCGATCTCGGGCTTTACGAGAGCCAGATGGGTGGTCGTGGTGTCAGCCATGGGCGGTCTCCGTAGCGGCGCCGCCGTTGGCGCGCGTCGGCATGTGCGCCGGCAGCGGCTCGCGCTGTGCGGCGGCGGCCTGTAGCTGCGGCCCGGCCTGGCGGTCGATCTCGCCGATGAACGGCGCCACCGTCTCGTACGGCGCCTTAGCCAGCACGGCGATGAGGTTGCGCCATTGCAGCAAGGTCATCGTGACGGTGATCGGCATACCGGGCGGCGCGTCGCTCATGTGATGCCCGCCGGTGGCTTGGCGACGGTGGGCACCGGCGGCGTCAGCGTGGTCTCGGTGCTGTCGTCGGCGGTGCTGACCTTGTAGGCCGCCGTCTTGTCCATCGGGACCAAAAAAATCCAGCCAAGCGGGCCTAGCCCACGCCTGCGGCCCTGCCATCCAACCTGCCTCACGTAGTCAGCCCTATTGCCCTCGCTGATCCCGGCATGCGCGCGCTGCGACTGCTTGGGATCGAGTACGTAATACGGTTTGCCGTCGCACGGCATCCACTGTGCGTTGGGTTGCGCGGCGTTACTCATTTGACCAGCTAAAGTTGTGGCCATCGCCCACTCCTAC